ATTATCCCGGCATAACCGAGGCCACTCTCCCTGCCGATGGAATAAGCGGTTCAAAATCATGGCGGTTCAAAGATGCGGATCAAATCCTACGCGACATCACCGACCTGATGAATTCAATAATTCATCCGACCAATGGTCGGGAAGTTCCTGATACTCTCCTGCTGCCGCTCAAGACTTTCACCGATTTAACCACGCGGCGGCTCGGCTCGACAGAGATTTCTCTCTTGAAGTACATCAAAGATAACTTCCCGCAGATCACGAGGATTGATTGGCTCAACGAGCTTTCAGGAATTGGTCGTGGCGGCTCGAATCGCGTATTCATGGGAAAAATTGATTCCGACCACATCGAAAACCAGATTGTAACTTACTTTGAGCAATTGGATGTCGAGAAGAAGGGCGGCACATATACCATCCCATGCCAGTCAACTACAGCCGGTGTAATCGTTTATTACCCGATGGCGTTTACATACGCTGATGGCGTGTAAGGGAGGCTACTGATGTTTATAAAATATACGCCGAAGGTTCCACGCCTTAAAGTCATCCCCCTGATTCCATGTGGGGGTAAAACTTTCGACAATGACACCGTGACTCTTCGTCCCGGAACAAACGAATTGACCGAGCAGGAATGGGAGGCTATTAAGCCACATATCAAGGAACTGATCGGGATTGAAATTATTCCTTTCACTGTGGCAGTGAAAGAGGGCGTGAAAGACAAGAGGGCAAAAACATTGGCAGATGTCCCTGTAACCACAGCCCGGAGGATCATTCAGGGGTGCAATGACCCGAAAACACTCCAGAAGTGGTTCAATTCGGAACTGCCCGATGAACTGCTACTTGTGCTTTCAAAGCGGATGCGGAAGCTCAAAATCGAACCGAAAGACCTCGAAGACGATGCCGGTGACGAACTCAAAGACAGCGACATCACGCCGGAAAACGAATCCGGCGCGGGAGATGAGGACGATGACCTCGAAAACGATGCCGGTGATTTTGAAGACTTCGATGGCAATAGCGGTAGTGGCGGAAACGATGACGCTGATGAGGATGACCTCGAAGATAACGAGGAAACCACTTAACTATGTCCCTTAGCCCTAATCAGATAATTGCGGGAATCTGTCCGGAACTATCCGGCAGTCCATCCCTGTCGGTATTTATCGAGATGGCAACCGAGGTTACTGATAAGGGCTTTTTGGGGAACCTTTACAATCGAGCGGTTGCTCTACGCGCCTGTCATGAATTTACATTATTTAATGGCGCAAACGGGAATTCTGTTATGGGTCTTGGTCAGGTATCAAGCGTGAGCGAAGGCGGGCTATCAATAAGTTTTGCGACAAACGCAACGAATCACGCAAGTGGCTTAGAAAGAACCAAATACGGAATAGAGCTATTGGCTTTAATAAAATCGCGTCCAACGATGGGCGTAAACAGGGCAGGTTTACCATGAAGTATACTTCAAAAATTAAGTCCCGGCAGTTCATTGTCGAAGGCGAAAAAAAGATTTTTATCCTCCCCGGTCAAGGCGATCTGTCTGATGATGACGCTTATGCCGTGGCAAAATCCGCGTGGGGTAAACACCTCATCAAATCCGGTTATCTCACTTTCGGGAAGCAGATTGTGGTCAAAGAGGATACCGAACAGCGCGGAATGACAATATCCGAAACAATATCCGAAACGACCGAGGAAACAATCCCGGATTTCGACAATTCGGATGACGGTGGTGACGAAGAATGAGCTTATTGCGGAACGTGAAACTTGTAAAGGTTACTCATGCTCCTGGGGAATGGAAACTGGGCGATTGGATTGAGGGGGAGGCAAGCGAAACTCCCTTTGACGGTTCATGGCAGCCAGCAAGGGGAAGAACTCTGGATTTGTTGCCAGAGGGAAAACGAAGCCGCGAGGCTTACAGATGTTTTGCTCCAATCAGCATAGATTTCACTTCCGCTGATGAGGAAAAGAAAGTCAGCGGAGATTTTGTTATTTGGGAGGGTAAAAAATACGAAGTGAGCGCGGCGGCGAAATGGAACAACGGTCTTATCAACCATTGGGAATTGATATGCACCATGGTTCCTCCGAAGGAAGTATAGCCAGAGGAGCCGGAGGATGATTGAAGAACGCCAGTATCTTGAGAAAACGCTTGCGGAGTGGATTGAAATGGTTGTTGCGGATAACGGTAGGAATGACAAGGTTATATACGTCCATAAAAACGGCGTTCGGCCTGTCCCCCCTTTTATCGCGTTGCAATTTATCGGTGGTGTGCGACCGGGGTTTCCTTCCCGGACGAAGGTAGATCCTCGTACCGGGGAACAGCGGCTTTTAGCGCACTCTGAAAAAACAATCACGTTGCATGGGATTGGAGCCGGTTCGTTTGATTTGCTTCAAACAATTATGGATTCCATTTTCATTAGCAAATATAAGGCCTTCCTTCGGAGGAAGAATTTGGTCGTGCGGAAGCTGACCGATGTTCTTGAAGTTGGGGAGGCGGGTGATACGATGATGGAAAGCAGAGCGAGATTTGACCTCCGCGTTTCCTTCATCCGTGTTGTGACAAATAATCCTGGGTGGATTGAACACATGGAAATTATCCCGGTGGATATTCCATCGCTTTCACCCATAACACATTAACGGAGGGTACTATGTCTGAATTGAACGAAATTGTCAATGTGGTTATCACTCGGCAAACAAGCGTTCCTTCGATGGCTTCCTTTTCGGAACGGTTTATCATTGACCAGTTTGATCCGAAAGGTATAACGCCTGAATTCGATGAAACGCGCCGGGTTCATTTATTCGGAAGCCTGTCCGAAATATCGGAAGCGGGTTTTTCTTCTCAATCATGGGTATTCAGGAACGCGTCGCGGCAGTTTATGCAATCCCCGCACATCGGAAGGATTTACATCGGGCTTAAACTGCCCGGAGAAGACTGGACTGATGCCCTTACCGCCTGCCGTAATCATAATGACGACTGGTACGCTGCGGAAGCCAACGCGGTGACTATGGCAGACCAGCAGGAATTTGCCATGTGGGTGCAAGCCAATGAAAAGCTCGGAGGCATTGCTTCCGGCGATCCTGCCATTGCGAATGATGATACAGGAGACATTGCGGATTGGTTGAAACTCAACAATATCGACCGCGTGTTCTGCTTCTATCACCCTGACGTGAACACTACAGATGATCCGTTCCCTGTTTCCGCATTCTTCGGAAAGATGTTGACGAAACACCCCGGAAGCGCGACATGGGCGCTCAAAGGACTTAACGCCGTTCCGACTGTAAGCCTCACAGCAGGTCAAAGAAACAGGGTACTCAATAAGAACGCCATCATTTACACGAGGGTGGCAAATATGCCTATCACCAGATGGGGTACTGTTGGTAGCGGGGAATACATCGACATTATTCACGGACTCGACTGGTTACGCGCAAGAATTCAAAATCTCGTCTTTACTCCGCTGGTGCAGGAGGACAAGATCGATTTTGATGACGAAGGAATCACGTCCCTTGTTGATATGGTTCGCGCCGGTCTTGAAGAAGGGGTTATGAGAAGAATCCTTCTAAGAGGCGCTTATACAATAGAGTCGCCGACCTCGGATGAAGTGCCTGACAGCGCAAAGGCGCAGCGCCTTCTCCCAGACGTTCGCTTCCGTGCGCCTATAGCCGGAGCGATTCACAAAACAGAAGTTAATGGGACTATAACCCTGTCATAAGGAGAAGCGCAATGCGAAGAAGTATAATGCTGACTTACGATCCCGCGAAGGTAATCATCACTTTTGGCGGGATGCCGATAACCGGATTTGCGGAAGGTACTTTCGTTGATGTGGCTCCGGCGTCAAAAGCGTTCACGCGAAAAACAGGCGCGGATGGCGAAGTTGTCCGCTCAAAGAGCAACAACAACTGTCATGATGTCACTATCACTTTACAGGCTTCAAGCCTCTCAAATTCTTACCTTACAACGATGAATCTCGCGGACAGGGCAACCGGAAGAGGTCTGCTTCCCTTATCTATAACCGATCTGAACGGAACGGCTTTGAAGTTCTGGCCGCAGGCGTGGGTTGAAGTTCCGGATTCTTGGGGTTATGGAGCGGAAGCGACCGACAGGGCTTGGGTGTTCCACACAGGGCAAATTGCCGCGGATGTCAACGGCGGCATTCTAGGGTAAACAATAAAATTCATGGAGGATGGCTATGAATACCAAGACAAAGAATATTGACGGCGTTGAATTTACGGTTGCGCCGTTCATGGCGGTTGAGGCGCTTCGGTTAAAGGCGTATCTCTTAAGAACTTTTGGCCCGGCATTTGGTAGCGCGGTCGGCGCGCTCAAAAACCTGTTTACTTCCAAAGGCGATATTGCGGATATGCAAGTAGACGGGTCGGCGCTTTCCTTGGCAATCCAAACCCTCATGGAAAATTTAGACGAGGAAAGTTTTGTCAACCTCATAAAGCGGATGTTTACAGGTCTGACCGCAAGGGGCAAGGATAAAGCGGGAAAAGGGTTTTTCAGAAAGTTTGATGAAATTGATTTTGACAACTCGATGAACGATGTTTTTCAGGGCAGACTATTTTCCGTCTATCCTGTCTTACTGCTTGTCCTTGAAGCGAATTATCCCGATTTTTTCTCCCACACGGTTCGGAATATTGGAAAGTTGACGAAAGCAATGTCTACTTCCGAGCCGGAAAACGCTACCGCGACAAACGAATCGGAGAAATCGGAAATATCGGAAAACTAGACCAGAGCATAGACGATGAATACCCGATATGGCGAATCTGGCAGGAGAAAGGCACTC